CCGTATTGGACATATTCCCTTAAGCAATTCGCTATTGTCTCGACTGCTTGATCTCTCTCTTCAAGAGAGGAATCAAAAGTCAGACACATTGAGCGAACGAGGGAAGCCTCCGCCAATGGAGCGTACACACGAAGTGTACCATCCTCCATGCGGACTGGTCGAAACTTTCTCTTCAGAAAGTCGCAAGAATCAATATGCTGAAAATCTACACTGGCAGTGGACTTATCAGCAAGGGTATAGGTTAACCCACATTCCGCCAATTTCTCACTCATTAGACTATGTCCAAACTCAACAGAAGTGGAGAAGATATTATCATCCCCATAGGAGAGAAAGGCTACTGTTTGAGAAAAAGTAGAAATGTCGAATCCTGCTTTCCCGTATGCAATCCTTGCTAACAAGGAATTACAAATGGAATTGATGATCACTGTTAGGGGGTGACCAGAAGGAAGAGAACCAAAGAACTTGTACAAGACCCATTCTAACAACACAGTGGGAAAGGCACTATCAAAAGCGATGTGCCACATCCGCCGGATGTCTTCCTGGGAATATACAGGCTCCACCAGTTTGATCAAAATACTGAAGGAGGCTAGGATTAAAGTAGCAGGCATTTTCTTGTCATACTTCTTAAAATCTCCAGCCACAATTCTGTGTTTGCCAAACGTTGTGATGTACTTGTACAGAACACCCCAATCAGCACCACATGCATTAACACCGACTGCACATTCAAACGCAAGGCCAAATGTTTGCATGACATCCACTATTGGGAGAAAATATTTCCTCACCAAATGGGAAAAGGCTGCAGGAGTCCCTGTAAAAACACGAGCACTCTTTGGTAGACCAGTATCAAGATTCAAGGGTCTGGGTTCGTTCTTAAGATGTGCCTGAAACACAGGTCCAAGAGAACCAAGCAAATACTTGTCCTCAAGGAGACGAATATGTTCCCAAACCTCAGGAACCCACGTTACCCCATCAGGGTGCTGAACTGTTGGGGCCTCACGTAAGAAGTTAGACTTCTTAGTGAACATGCCAAAGCCTCCTCCGGCAGACCTCTTAATCCCTCTGACAAAGGGACGAAGAGGATCTCCATTAATAGCTTCAGCATCAGTTAAGGGAGTAAGTGCCTTCAACACCTTAGGAGGAACTAGTTGAATCACACGAGAGGAATACTCCTCGATCGCCTGAATTAATAAGTCCTCGGGGAAGTTCACATTGGCGCTAGTAATTTGCTCAAGAGCTTCTCCCATAGGATTGACATAGACGGCTTCACCATAAGAATTGATATAGTCGCCCTTGTCAAAAATTGGTTGCACACAATCCGTTTCACCCCAATTCTCCTCAATATCACCTTTTATGAGAGAATCTCGGACATCGGCCTTAGGACGATTGTGGGGCATCATGACCTCACCGTAGATTTGAACGGCTGGGGTCTCATAAAAATTAAGAGAATTCTTTGGATGAACTCCCTCTGACACCTTCACGTCCTGAACATAGGACGTCACATCATAAGTCTGTGTGCTTGTCCCTTGCTTCACAAAATGATCTATTGTCAATGACTTAAAGTCAGACAATGCGAAAGGGTGGGCACAACCAAACTTGTGGGAAGAGTCCTTAGTTCCAGCTATGTGAAATCCAAGAATGACAAAACCCCCCTTCTCGTTCTTTGCAATAAGAGGAGCTCCACACAATCCTTGTTGTGAAAGGTTATACTGGAAGTGAGTAGGAACTCGAACTGGCCCAGGATAACCCGCATACTTCAACTCCGAGTCAAGAAACATACCTTCAACCTGATGGTCTACAGTAGGGGTTAAAATTTCACCAGAGAATCTAAATTTACCCTGCGAAGGGTCTGTAAATAGAAACCTAGTCAGATTCCGAACAGGAGGGAGAGAAGTAATGCGAATGACGCACAAGTCATGAAAAACTTTGCGTAAACGCGTGTCAACACGAAACACAAAATTGGCCCCAGTGTGAAGAGTGTCGGAAATGCAAACAAGACTCAAATCATGGTTCTTATTTGCAAGACTTGCAATGGTGTGCTCCGGGAAAACAAAGTCTTGTCCAACAATGTTGAAACCAATAACCTCATTGACCTTCATGGTCTTTCCATCGCTCACAGAAGCGCGAAACTGATGAACATTGCGCTTAACAATTGCCCTAACCTCTTCAAAAGTGGATGATCGGGTAGCGTCAGAATAATTCTTAATAATCGGCTTACCAGCCTGATAATAGATATCCTCGCGCTTCAATGGAATAGCCAGTTTCCTAAAGGCTGCTCCTTCTGCATGATAGGATTCCTTATCCTTCATCATACTACGCGCAAACCTGAAAAGTTGGACTATCCCAACACCTAAGAATAAGGCACGGACGACACGAAAGGTTTTACCACTCATTTCAAGGAGGTGTTCCTCGACTCGATCACCAATGGTAACAACAGTCTTATTCAACTCCTTAACATCAAGATTGATGTTAGTAGCTGAGGCCGTGACTGCCTTCAACGACTCATTAGCATGTCTCGTAACAGCATTCAGATTGTTATTCGTGTTGTGCATAACGCCTAGCACATGCTTCTGAACGCGTAGAACAATGACATACATAAGTGCAAAGAACCCAACAACAATACCGTGTGTAAAAATCATAGTCCCAACATCTGGACTAATGAAAACTGGTTGTTCAGGGGTTCCTTGTTCAATGAGAGTACACCTACACACTGACTTAAGAGCAGCACAATTTTTACAGTACTCCATTGCTGGAGCTGCCATATGCTCCTGGTAAGCAGTTTGGGAGCGCTTGTGTTCCTTCATAATGGTACCGATAACATGGGAAACTTCCTCGAGTGAACCCACAGCCAAAGACTGTAGCCTAAAGGAGGCATCCATGTTACCAGCACACTCCTGTCCTTTTGACATAAGAGGAATGCGAACATCAAGAACCCAAGGGGTGACTTCCTTTCCAAGAAGTTTAGAAGCCCTTTTGACCTTTTGATCATCGATCTGCCCCGTAGGTTGGATTCCAACGCACTTCTCATAGTCAGGGTTGACCCTAACCTTGATGTGCAAGGAAATACGACGGACAGCAGCTCCTGGTGTATTAAAGGTAGTTTGAATACCAAAGAGTTCCGAATTGGTAGTAGCAACTACCATGTGAGGGATTGCATCATGCATACCCTTGTCCTCAATGGCGGCTTGGTCAGGGGTGAAGGAAACATTATTCACCAAGTTTATAAAGGTGCTTATGTCTTCAGGTATTTGACCCTTAACAGGTTTGGTTGAGCCGATGTCATCCAGAACAATATAGCGCTTGTTCTGGTTGAAACCATCCCAGAACTTGGCTTTTGGAGAAACCACATACTGAGTCTCATGAGAGTATGGGGTATGACAGTTAGTGACCTGTTCAAATTGTTGAAACAACTTTCTAGTCAAATCTGTCTTCCCACACCCGGGAGGTCCAAAAAGGACAACACAAAATGGTTGCTCCCTAGTGCCAGAATTCGCATACACCACATACTTATTGTAAAGTTGTGTGATAGTCGTAGACATTATACGCATTTGCGTCATCTGACTCTGAGGAATCTTGGCACGTTGAGCCAACTCCATCATCTCAAGTGTTCTCTTGTAACAGGAGGTAACTCTAATAGAGAACTCAGCTTCTGGTAACCCATAAGAAGAGCCCACCTGTAAAGACATGGACTCCAACTGCAAGACTTCAGCATACCATGCGGCATATGTGTCACCTGAATGAATAGAGGTGATTGGGAGGCCTTGCACAAAATACTGATATCCACAGTTGATAACATCAACCACTGAACTAGCCATACTCATAGAAATATCTACAAGATTGACTTTAGGATCAATTTTGATGTCCTTGGGAAGGAGAAGTTGGATTTTATCAGTCACACCTAGACCTACAGCTGCGGCACAGCTAAGAATGCCAGAAATGAGACACATCAATCTCTTATAAAAGAGACAATCAGTGAAATCAACCACCCCATCCCGCGTCTGTTTTAGTTTGGCAATAAAAGAAGCTGCCATACTATGACCGACGGGATCAGTCTCCTCATCACCTTGTGCTACTAGAGAGAACATAGGGTTAAGGAGCATTTCACGAAACTTACCGAAAGAATCCAAATATGTTACTGTAGCAGAAAGTGCTGCAGGAAATAGATCTTTGCACAGCCGGTAAATTGCCATGTAGAGGGGATAACGGTTGGTTCCGTATGAGAAACTAACAAACAAATCCACAGTATGTTCCACAATGCCTTTAAGCAAAGTTTCCACAACTCGCTGTTCTGGAATATAGGAATTAACTGCAATAGGTACTGAATTAAGTTTCTTTCGAGCCGCTCCAAACACCTTGTATGCCATATCTTTCGACCGCTGGGTTAAATATTGAGGAACTGGAACAGTAGTTACTGTTACAGCCTCAAAGGGAACACCAGTTGGCGAGTAAGAAGACAGATCCTTATCAGGAAACAAATCTTGGAGAGATGGTCCAGGTGCTATAGGACCAAAATCTGGTTCCGAAGATTTGCAGAAAAAGTCCTTATAAGTCTGATAAGAAAAATCTTCAGACTCCTCAGGAGCATCATACACAACACCTTCCTTGTAGCTTACAAAATCCTCCAAAGTTGGAGCAGGTGCAGCCACAGTAGGGAAAAACGGTTCCTCTGGAACTTCCTTGGTATCAGGAGGCTCAACAGCGGTATCCGACTTCCCTTCATCGGGTATGATCTTCGTTTCACTGCCCTCAGATTTCCATCCTTCAAAATATTGATCCAACATGGACCGAGTTTCATCCATATAATGAGGATGAGTCCAGTCCCGAATGGACTGAGCTTCTTCCTCAAGAAGGAGATCTTCCTCCCGAGTTAAGGGAGGAGGAGGAGGAATAGAACGGACATGTGACAAAAAGTCATTAGAGGGCAGTTCATCTGGGTCAGGTGAGTCTGGACGCGACTCACACTCTGACCCATAGCCAGAAGGATATGATTCTTGCGAATCATAACCGGAATCATATTCGGAATCATATTCCGAATCAGAATCCCAAATTTCGTCAAGTTCATCAGCATCAATCATCGGAGTCATGAGTTGAACGCCCAAATTGGCGAGCCACTCTTTCTTAAAGTGATCTTGATGATGACAAAGTTGCAGTGTTCTGGGAACTGCCATTTGTGCAACAACATTCATATAGGTTGGTCTAAACGATGTTGTTGTATGTTCTGCATCTGGTAGCAGATTTCCCTCTGGGAGGGGAATCGGGGGCACGACATAAGTCGTTGTCTGTGAAGAATTTAATGGTAAACTGAAATTACTCTCAGTTTGGTGACCAATTGGTTTGGCCAAGGTAATAGATAAATTCACAAACGAAATAGCTGGTGCGCGGCTAACGTCTGCGTTCGATGCGCGGTGCTTCTCGGAGCACTCTGCAACGGCAAGTCGATTGTTTGGAACAACTTGCGATCCTCTGCTGATGCAGAGGGGGAACATGGTGTTGAAATATTGTTTTACTTCACATTCTGGTATTAATTTGCATTGGTTCCAGATAGTTTGATGGTACAATTTCATTAGACCGTAAAGTTTAACCAATTTACTCGAATAATCGAGTGCAGTTAGACGTAACTAGTTGAAATACTCAACTATCTAGGTATACGCCTTTATCCTAGACATGAAAGTAGAGCTAAAAGCTCGGAGCATAATGCTCGTCATGGTAAGGTTTGTGCTGATTTGCTCAGCACAGGCAGGCAACAGTGTCCTAAGACACTGTCACGGGCAAGGATTATGCCCAAAGTTAAATTTACATATACATCCGGAGATATAATATGAAGGATAACAAATCCTAGTAAACTAATTTACATTGAGCGCCGTAGCGCTGGTATCAATGATAGCTAGTTAAAACTAAATTCCACCCAATCGGGAAC